AATGAAGGGTGGCTTCACCGCTACTGAGGGTGTTATCACTCTCGACGAGACTAAGATGTGTGAGTTCCCTTGCTCTGAGGACTCTGGTTTCAACTACTCTGAGGGTACTCCTACGACTGATGGATTCAAGATTCATGGTCTGGGTGTGTACTGGACGAGCAAGATGACTCCTGGTGACACTGAGATTACCATTGAGATTCCTTGCCACGACACCGACATTCTGACGTTCTGCGGATTCACTTCTGCCGACCTCACCATCAACGGCGCTTCCGGCGAAGGAAACGTATTCAAGGGTAAGACCTATCAGGGTAAGGTATTCTCTGGCATCCGCAAGGCTGTCATCCTTGGTCTGTTCGCTCTCGACGACACCGAGGAGAACGCTTTCTTCGTAAAGAAGGCAAAGCTGATGGCTGCTGTGGTATTCGACGGTTCCAACAAGCCTCTGTGCGTAACACTGACTGGTTCTATTCAGGAAGGTGCTGCCGCCGACGCTCTGGGTGTTCTGTCACTCCAGGCATAAGGAATTTCTTTTCCACAAAATACCTACTTCATGAGGGGGCGGTGACTGCTTCGAGCCGTCGCTGCCCTTTTTCAATTTTAAGAAATTACTGATTTTATTCTTGGCTTTTATGGGAAAGAAAACTGAGGAACCAAAGGTGGAACAACCATCCGTAGAGGCACAGCGAACATACGCATCCATCCGTGACAACGACGCTACCATTGTCGGTATTCTTGGTACAAAGAAGAAGTACAAGGTACGTTGGATGAAGAACGGACAGATAGACAAGTTGAGCCGTTTGCTGATACGCAAGGGCAATACTGACAATGAGGATGGCGCAAAGGACAACGCTTTGGATGCTATCTTAGAGGACTCGAAGTTGGCTTGTAAGGCTGCTGCGATAATCGTTCTTGATGGCTTCTGGAAATTAAAGTTCCGTTACTGGTACTTGTGGCGTTGGTTCTATTATGTCAGGCAGTACGATAATATCCAACTGCAAGAACTTATCGAAGAGGGCAAAAAAAAAATTCCGCTCACTCCGTTCTTGTTGACTACCATGTCCTTGACAGGGGCGAGGGCTACGCTGATGAACATGAGGACAGAGGAAGCAGAAGCTATCCTGCAAGGACTCGCTACGGAGCAGCAGGCGGCGACGGAAAAGCCCGACAGTACCTCCTAATGCGTAAGGACTTTTTCTTTGGTTTGTATTCGGTTAATGATTGGGAATGGCTATGGGGCAGGACTGCGGCGCAGATTGAGTTGCGTTCAATCGACCAACCTATTACGGTGTATAAGCATGATGACAGCAACAAACCCAAACCAGGCGATCCAAATTACAGACCAGATGAAGAGAAGATGAAGAGAGCCGTTGAGAAATGGAAAGAGCGTAAGGCAAAGCGAAAGTACAATATGGCTCATTTCCTTGCTACTGGAGAGAAGATTCCTAATGATAAGGATGCAGGGTGATAGTACGCTCTGCATTTGCTATTGGTAGAAAGTGGATTGGAACGAAAATTTTGCGACAATAATTAAAATATAGAAGATATGGCTAACACTCTCATGTTTGAAGTTGGTATCAAACGTGCCAACGAGGAATACAACAAGATACTGGAAGAGGTAAAGGCTCTTGCTAAGATGGCCGACAACTCTATCAGTCTAAAGGTGCAATTGGAGAAATCCAACGACTTAAAGACGTTCCTTGATGCTTTGAAGCAGTTGGGTGATGGTAAGATGTTAGAGCCGTTGCTGCATAAGATTGACAATTTGCAGGCCTCAATGGTTCGTCTTGGCATGATTCCCAAGGATATTGATTATAGCAATCTCGAAAAGCAGTTGCAGAAAGTGACTGTTGCCTATGAGAACTATCAGAAAGCAAGGGAGAAAGCAGGACTGAAAGAAGGTCAGGCTGATGTCACTGGTCCCACTATGGCATTAGGTCAGGTGTATCGTACCGCAAGAGCCAACTTGGAGAAGGAATTTGGTTTGAGCGAGAATGTAGCCCGTGCCACAATGGACACCTTCAAGAATATGGGTAACACCATTCAGGAGAATATGGCTCGTATCGGTGGTTCAAAGGCTGGTATGGAGTCGCTTTCTGGTGAGGTTGGCGGTCTTACTACAAAGGTAGATGCCCTTGTCAATGCTTTCAGTTCCTTGGTTAGCCAGTTGAAGAGCCTTGGTACTGGAAGTGGTGTTAAGGATATGGCTACTGATGTCGCAAAGGTTGATGAAGGAACTTCCAAGATGGCGCAGGCATTGGCTAAAGCCTTTGGTAATCTTAATGAGAAGAAAGCCGATGTGAAGGTCAGCGAGGATTCTTTGGCTACTGCTACGAATACTGCTGCTGCCGCTTTGAAAGCAGAGGAAGCGCAGGCAGAAGCTACTGCCGCTTCTATCCTTCGTGTCGCTGATTCGATTTCCGTTGCCACGTTAGCTACAAAGAATCTATATACCATATTGGGAGGTAATCGTGAGGATATTGCGAAGTTCCTTGAACTCGCTAATACAATGGATATGCTGAGTAGGAAATCAGCATACATCATGAACTCAGGCGAATCGTTCTCAGGTGGTAAGATGGGTGCTTTCACTGAGGTCAAAAAGGAAATGGAGGCTGTTCAGGCACAGATGGATGAATTGAAGAAATCCGGGTTGTCTGGCAGTCCTATCATTGATTCCTTCGCCACTGCCTTTAAGAATCTTTCTGAGGTACTTACTGCTGCTGGCACTTCCGTTAAGGAGAGTACCAAGAACTTGAAATCACTTGGCGAAGGTGCAAAGAATCTTGAAAAAATATCGGAAAGTCAGGAACGTGCCAATCGTGCGAAGAATCAGACCACCGAATCTATTCAGAAAGAAACTCAGGCCCGTAAAAAGGATGCAGCAGCAGCTAATGAGACTTCTTCTGCCGAAGATAAGGCTGCATCTGCCGCAAAAGCCAATGCAGAAGCTATTCAGAAACTCCTTACGGCTACGCAAGAACTGACTACTGCCACCAATAACCTCAAAATGGCTATCGGCTCATGGGGTCAGGATAAAGGAACTATCGCTACGATGGTAGCCCAATTCGAGGAACTGCGTAAGAAAATTACTCAGGTCGTAGAGCAATGGGAGAAACTGACAATGGTGAAGGCAACTGGCGTTCAGAACGTGCAAGTTCCTTCATTCAACATTGACTTGTCATCTATTGAGCCTACTATCAAGACTCTCAATGAGGCTGTTGCTCAACTTAAAAAGTCAATGGATTTGTTGTGGGAATCGACAAATCGCATGGAATCGTCTCTGAAAGCCATTGTCACACCTGAGACATTCAAGAAAGTAGAGAGTGATGCTGCCAGTGCAAAGCAGAAGGTTGATGAACTCTCGAAGAGTGTTGAGGGTATGAAGATGCAATCAGAGAAGAAAGGTAGCGAAACCACCCTTAACGCAAACCTCGACGTATTAAAGAACCATACTAAGAATGTCTATGAGGCTCTGACTCAGATTGCCGTTGAGTACGAGAAACTGAGCAATCAGAAACTTCGTGATGACGGACTGGAGCAAAGACTATTGAAGCTCAGAGAGTATTACGAGTGGTTGCAGAAGGTTGCCACTATGACTGATACGCTCTCTAAGCCTGGTGCATTGAAAGCCGATGCCACTAAGTTCAATGGTGAGTTGCTGATGGGTAAGCAGACTAAGGAAATGTGGAGCGATAAAGCCGTTAAGGATTTCCAAAAGATAGTTGAGGAAATTCTTTCTGGTCGTCGTGCTGCCGAATCCTTTGAGACTGCCATTCAGAAACTCAAAGAGCGTGTTGAAGAGTTCAATTCCACTGGCTCGAAAGGCTTTGGTGGTGTAGGTGCTGCAATGGAAACCATCAATCGTGTTGGTGAGTTGAACATTCAGACACTTATCAAGGAGCAGGCTCATATTGAGCGCATGATGAAACTTGCAGAGGGTAGTTCTAAGTATATGGAAGGTCATAAGGTTGCAGGAATGGATAAGCTGCAAGCTGTTCAAGATTCCAATATGAACTATCTGCGAACGCTCAACAGATGGATCAGCCTTATCTTGCAGAATCGTGACAATCCTGATATTATCCGATTCCTGAATACACCTCAGTCATTGAAGTTGCCGTTGCCAGGTAGAGCCGATGACGTTGCTATGTTCAACGCTCACTACGATAAGTTGAAGCATAGCATTACTGATACTTCTGCCGCCGCAAGGCAGTTGGTAAAGGATATGTCTCTGACTGATGCAAATGCTTCTATCAAGCAATGGAATACCACTCGTCTTGAAACTGGACTCTATAACGTTCAGGATGCCATTCAAGGCATTATGAGAGCATGGCGCAATGCTTCGCAGTATGCTGACGAAGATATGACGAAAGCCGTTGCACAGCAGATTAACCGACTGAACGCTATCAAGCAGGAAATCCTTACTGCCATGACGAATGAACAACTTCTTTCCACTCGTCACGGTTACGCTTCTGTCATCAATCCTGACAATACCCATACGCTTAAAGACTCTAAGCAGATGGTTACTGACTTGAACGCTTTCACAAGGGAGCGCATCAAGGCAGAGAAGGAATATAATAAAGAGGTAGAGCGTTTTACCAACCAGTCGAAGAAAGAGGCTGCAAGGCAGGAGCAGGAATATCAGAAGAATGTTGAGCGTTGGCAGGAGTCTCAGATGAAAACCTACGCAAAGGCAGAGCAAGAAAAGGCTAAAGCGGCTGTTCAGGCTCAAAAGGATATTCAGAAGGAAATAGAGCGTACTGAGGCGCAAATGCGTAAGTTGGATTCAGCTATCAGTCGCGGTACTGCCACCCCAGGACGTGATATGACTATTCTCACTGATGCACGTAGCAAGTTGTTGGGTCAGTTGAATTTGCTGAAAGGCATGACTCCTGCCGATATGCAGAATAACGTGCTTATTGAGAAGCGTATTAAGAATATCCGTACCCTTCGTGATGATACCGATGCACTCCGTAAGTCTGAGGAACGTTTGACTACTGCACAGCAACAGTCTAATAGACGTTCTGACAGAGCCGATGATAAACGTCTGAAAGATGAAATCAAGAGCGTAAATGATGCCTACGTTAAGTATAATGAACTTGGTGCAAAGCTGAATGAACTGCAAGCCCTTCGTGCAAGGGGTATCACGGCTAATGTTGATGTGTCGGGTCTTGACAGATACATTGAATATCTTGAAAAGGTGCGCCAGTTGATGAGGGAGATTTATAGCAATAATGGTCGTACCTCTAATTCTGCCACCGTTCAGGATTTCGGAATCCGTCAGGGAATGTTGGCTTCTGAGGCTTTGGCACACAATAACGTCAAATCAAGTTCTTTCTACAATAAGAACAATCTGAGCCAGTTTACTCAGGATTTGGCTAATGCTGAACGTAGAATGAAAGCGGCTGGCACAACTGCCGATAATCTGCAAAATCGCATCAATGCCCTCAATGCGATTCGTGTTGAGTTTCTTAATCGTGGTCTTGATACTACAAAGTTATCAAATGCCATTGATTCTATCAGACAAATTCAGACCGAATTAAGGAATCTCGCAAATATGGGTCAGTCTGGATGGGGAAGGACTGGTAAGGATATTACCAATAGTATGAATCTTGCGCAGGCAAACCGTACTGCAAATAACGCTGTCAGAGAACTTAATGAAGCATTGCGCCAAAATGAGGCAGCAGCTAATCAGATGTCTTTGTCACAGCAGAAATTGTCGGCTGCACTAAATCAGACTACCGAATCTGCAAAAGGACAATCTCAGGTAATTTCAGACTTGAAGATGTTGGCTACTCAATACCTTGGTGTTTGGGGCGCACAAGATTTTCTTCGCAACATTATTCAGATTGGCGGTCAGCTCGAAATGCAGCGTATGTCAATTGGTGCTATCCTGCAAAACACAGCACAAGCCAATGAACTTTTCGACAAGATTAAAGGATTGGCAGTCCAATCTCCCTTTGGTGTTGTTGAACTCGACCAAATGACAAAGCAGTTGACTGCCTACGGATTCCGCTATAACGAGTTGTTTGATATGACTAAGCGACTTGCCGATATATCTGCCGCTACTGGTACTGGAGTTGATAGATTGGCTTTGGCTTTGGGTCATGTCCGTGCAGAGGCGGCTCTATCCGGCTACACGTTGCGTCAATTCTCTATGGGTAATGTGCCTCTGTTACAGAAACTCTCAGAGAAACTTGGTAAGACAGCAGCAGAAATCCGTAAGATGGTTTCTAAGAAGGAAATCGGCTACGACGATGTTGTTGGTGTTCTGAAAGACCTAACGAATGAGGGTGGTATGTTCTACAATATGCAGGAAACCATTTCTGAAAGCGTTAAAGCAAAATTCAAGAACGTCAAGGACGCAATGGATATTATGTATGGAGAAATGGCAGAAGGTGATATTGGCGAAATCCTAAAAGGTGTTGCAGCCTCTCTTATGGAGGTTACAAGAAACTGGCGTGATGCAGCCACAATTATAGGTACTGGTGCAGGAATGTGGCTTACTGCCAGACTTGCATTAGTCGCTTATACTTCCGCTATCGGTTCAAACAATGCAGCCGTTATTGCATCCATTTCTTCATACAGACAGCGTGAGGCGGCTATGCTTTCTCAGGCTCGTATGTATCGCACTCTTACAGCAGCCGAGGTAACTCAGATGGAAACCTCAAAGCGTTTTACCGCAATGGAACGTCTGAGAATGTACATAGGTATTGGTCTGTCTGCACAACAGAAGCAACGTATTATTCTTTCCCGTCAGGAAATGATAATGGGGCAGGCTCTTGCTCTTTCCTCAAAGAAACTCACAGCAGAGGATATTGCAAAACAAGTAGCCACAACCAAACTGACAGCAACAGAGGCAAGACGTATTATTATTCTTTCAGACTTGACAGCAGCAGAGAAGATGGCAGCTTTGCAGGCTGTTAAAAACGTCCGTACCTATGGCGCATTAACTGGTGTTCTGAATGGTGTTGCTATTGCGGCTACAAGGGTTTGGTCTGCAATGACGCGAATGTTCCTGAATCCTCAAATGCTTATTATGGCTGGTGTCACAGCAGCAGTTGAACTATGGCAACGTAATAGTCGTGAGTTAGAACGCGCTTCCGAATTGTCCGAGAAAATATACAATCACTCTCAGGAGAGTTTGAAGAATACTCGCACAATGTTAGAGAATACTGGAATCAAGGCTATGTGGCGTGAGAATCCTAATAGTGGTGATGACTTCAAAGAGGTTACAAGCAACTATGGCGGTCAGTTGGGAGGTCAGTCTTACTTCGAATTACCGAAATTTGATGCAACAGAAGCCAAAAATGCTATTGAAACATGGGCGCAGTATATCAGAGAATATGCTGCAACACCTAATCGTATTCTTAATGAGGCATTATTTGACACTGAGGGTAATGTACTGAAACTCAAAGAGCAATTCCAAAATCTAAGAGTTGCAGTAACGCAGGTAGCAGAGGCGCAGGATATACTCAGAGGACTTGGTGACGTATTTGAAAACGCTATCAACGCAACAAATGGCGGTTGGTTCAATGATGACGTAATAACAAATATTCAGGATTATGACAAGTCATTAAAGAGCCTCAATTCAAACATTGCTTCTACTTATAAGAAGTTCCGTACAAATATTGATCTTGGTTTGATAGCTGCACGTAAACAAGACCAGGCCTTTGATGCTGCCGTATCGGGAATGGCAACTTACGCACAGCAATTGAACTTCCTTGTGAAAAATCAAGAAAAATATTCTGAGGCTGTTTCTGCATTTAGGAACGCTAACCCACAAAGTAGGGCTGCAATGAATGAATTATCTGGCGACCATGTAGTCGGTGCTAATGGTATGGGTAATGTTAATGAGCAGCGTGAGGAAATGATGAAAGACCTTGATATATTCTATACCCAACTGGAAGCAGAACTTAACACCAAGGGAATCAAGATTGGAGAGATGACTGATGCACAGCAGCAGGCACTTTTGCTTAGTTACAAGGATAAGTTAAGTTCTATTCAGGGTCTTTCTGAGGAATCAGCAAATGAACTTATGAAGCTGTTTGCTCAACATTTTGGCATTGAACTCGACGTAGATGACGAAAAGTTCCGTGTTAAAAAGAGTGATGTCATTCTCCAACTTGAAGAACTTATAGGTCGTGACTGGAGTATTCCTTTGAATTTCGGCACAAATATTAACGATGTCATCAAAGAGGCTCGTACTCAGTATAAGACTGCAACTGAATATTTCAAGAATGTTGAGCCTATACTGGTTAAATTCGGTGTAAAATGGGATAAAGGAAAGGAATTGACTCAGGAGCAAATAGATGCTGCCGTAGCCAATGCAGACGAAAGTCAGAAAGAGTTTATTCGTAAGGCTCTGATGGGTGTTAATGAAGCCACAAAGATTTTCAATAACGCTACTGATGCAAGCAAATCTGGTGGTTTCTCCCTTGAAGAAGACAAGAAAAAGAATAAAGGCAACAAGGGTAAGCAAGAGGATAAAGAGGCTAAACGCTTGCGTGAGATTGCAAAACTCTATAAGGATGCCTACGACTGGTATAACAAGTACGAGAAACAAGTTGGTGAGGCTGGTGCTTTGAAGAAAGTTCAGGCTCAGTTCCAACCATTGTTTGACGAGTTCAATAAGACTTGGAAAACCAATCTTACTTTGGATTCCATTCCTACTTATAAGCAGAATCTCACTGAATTGCTCGACGAGGCAATGAAATTGTATAAGACTCCAAAGCATAAGAACTCTTACATGGTGGAAGCTATCAAGCAGTTGCGTGATGCTATCAGCAACGTGGACTATGAGGAAGCCAACCACCAAATGGATATTTTTGCAAGTAAGGTGAAGATTCAACTTGACAGCCTAACAAGGGCGTGGAGTACATTTAACAGTGTTCGTGAAACTACTGGAAATGCTGACTTTGCAGCTCAGATTGCAAGAGTTTCATACGATGGCAACTTGATACAAAACTCTGCCGATGCAATCCGTAATCAGATTCAGTCGTATTACAATGAGGCTGGAGGTAATGGTGTACTGACATTCGATATGGAACTTTCAGATGAAGATATTTTGAAGAAGTTCCAAAATGCTGTTCCAAGCAATGACGAAGGTATTGAGAATTACCAAAAACGGATTAAGGGATTGGTAGAGGCTTATAAGCAGTGGCGAGACTTACAGCGCACTGTTAGGGATGATGCTATCACGGCTTATGCTAAGATGGTTACTGATTCTATGTCTTTGAAGGATAAAATAGCTAAAATAAACAATGAATATCAAAAGACAATAACGAACCTGAACACCTTGCGAGACCAAGGAATTATAGGTCAGCCCGAATATGCCAAACGTAAACAGCAGGCAGAAAATCAGCGCAAAGTTGATAATTTGTCAGCCCTCGCTAATAGCGCAACGTTTGAGCAGTCATTTGGTATCGTTGGTAATGTTTTAAAGAACGCTGCAAGGGAACTTGATAAGAAATTGCGTGAAGAAATCAGTAGTGAGGACTTCAAGAATCTTACTCCATCACAGCAGAAATCTTATATAGAAGCATCTGACAAATTGCATAGTGCTTCTCAAACTGCAACAAGTCCATTCAATCTCAATGCCTGGGGCGAATTAATGGAGGCTTCAAGGACTTACAAGGATAATGTAAACAAACTCGTTGCAAGTTTACTTCGTCTGCAAAAAGCCACGATAGCCTTAGAGCAGGCAGAAGAGGATGAACGTAATGCAAAAAATGAGTCTCAGCGAAAGGATGCACAAGAAAGAAGGAAAAAGGCAGAAGAAGAGAAGAGAGCTGCCGAACAAGCCGTTGAGAACGACCAAACTGAGGTTAATCAGAGTGGTCAAAAACTCAAAGAGAAGAGTGATGACGCAGTAGAGGGATTGGATAATTTCTCTACTATATTGGGTCAGTTCACACAAGGTACTTTGAGTAGTTTTGTACTTGCCGTTGGTAACTTAATCAAATCTATCAAGGGTGATGGCGAAATGGCTCAAAGTGTCGGTCAGCTCTTTGGTAAGGCTGGCGAGAAGATTGGCGGTTTGGTTGGTGCAATATTGAGTATAATCGACGCTTTAGGTGATGATCCAACAGGATTCATAGACAATCTGCTGAACAAAATAGCATCTGTCATAGAGAACGTTCTAACGAATCTCCCTCAGATTATAGGTTCTGTAATCAAGGGCGCTGGTAATATTGTCGCCAGTGTAGTTGATGGTGTTGGTGGTTTGTTCGGTTTGGATTTCGGACTTTCTGACTTGTTCAATCCTGACAAGAAATTGCAAGAAAGAATTGATGATTTGAAAGCCGATGTCACAAAGATTGAGGCAAACACATCTGTTCTTAGGTCTTTGCGTGAACGTTCGTTAGGCTACGATAGCGGTCAAATGCGTAAGGATATTGCCAATATCTATAATAAGTATAACCGTGATTTAATATTTGGCAAAATTAAGTTTGGCGAAATTAATATAAAATATGGCGCAGCAGGAAAGGCTATGTCTGAATTTTATAGCCAGAATCTTAATGGTAATGGCTATTCTCAGGAATATGCAAACCTTCTAAAGCAACGTCGGGATTACATAGATATGTACAATGCCGAGAATGATAAGAAGGATTCTTCTGCATCTGCTATGGCTGAGTATCAATCCAAGATTGCCGAACTCGATGAAGAAATAATGTTCTTCACGCAGGATCTTGCCAACACCCTTTGGGGAATTGATATAAAGAGTTGGGCTAATCAGATTTCTGATGCTCTTTGGAACGCTTTTGAGAATGGCGAAAATGCTGTTAAGGCATTTGAGAAAACCGCAAAAGATATTGTTGCCAGTGTCGCAAAGGAAATGATGAAACTTGGTTTTATCGAGCCTTTGATGCAAAACCTGCAAAAGCAACTCTTTGGCACATGGGATGATAGTCTTGAAATGTACGTAGGTGGTGCTATCAAGTACACTAAAGACAAGAACGGCAATGTCGGTATTGATATGCAAGGAAGTGAGAAAGCCGTTTTAAAGGTCTTAGGTAGTTTCTACGGACAATCTGAGGAATTTGCAAAAGCAGGCGAAACATTCTATAATTGGGTAGAACGTGCCACTGGCATAAGATTCTCAGATAATGACAGTTCCCTTAGTGGTAACATAAAGGGTATTACGGAAGATACAGCAGATTTACTTGCAAGCTACATCAATGCTATCAGAGCCGATGTTGCCATGAATAGAGCGTTTATCGCAATGTTCATTCAAGAGTACTGGATTTCGTATGTCGAACAAATAACTTCGGTTCATACTACCTTGCGAAATATTGACAGAAACGTAGCTGCAATGGCATTAACATTCAGTGAGACTGGCAAAATCTATGGACTGATAGAGAATATCAGTTCTCGCCTTGACAAGTTCGCAAATGGTGTAGATAAGATTTCAGTTCAATAATTTCATATCTATATTTAAAAGTCGCAAAGTTGCAAAGAAGCGGGGGTTCTCACGAATCTCCGCTTCCTCGTTTCGGTAACATTACACACATAATGTTGCAGAAAAAACAAACTACTAAATATTACTACTAACCTAAAACAATTGTTCAATGAAAAAAACTATTCTTTTAACCAGTTGTATTCTTCTCTAAGAACAACGTCCTTGCAATTTGTGATAAGTGTTGCGTCTTTTGAGTGAGTGATTACAGCTACATGAGCCTTATCTTGTGTTTCGACCTCAATTTGTGCGTTGTCGAGCAAATGGACTACTACGAATGAGTTGCCGGATGCCAGTAATTTTACGTGGCTGTTATCTCTCATATATATGGTAGAGCCATGTCTTGCGTTCATGCGTATGGTACTTTCAGAACTGCCGAGTATCAGAGCGTGGATAGGATTCAGCAAAGAATATTTGTCATCAACGAGTACGTTACTCTTGCGTCTGAAATCCAAATCGAAATTGTCAATGATAAACTGGTTTGTCGGGAATCGGTGCTTTAGGCAGAAATCCATTCCTTGAAAGAATTTGGCTACCATTTTCTCCTTATCCCAATCGCTTTTCCAGTCGCCTTGCCACTGTTGACAGAGACCGAATCCAATTGCATCATTCCTGAGTGTTTTGTTAAGTTTATCCATACGTCTCAAAATAATCAATCGCTGCAAAGATAATCAAAGAGCTTCTAAAATCAAATTTACCCCTCTTAAATGTCAAGATTTTAGAAAACCGTAATTTCTTTTGTAAATATATATTACTATTTTTGCGCAAAGTTTTAAACGATGGAACCAAAGAAGATACTTATACAGAAACAAACTTTTGACGGCACTAACTATACGAACGTTGGTGACGTTGTTGATGTATATCAGAAGTATCACGTCCTTTGTCAGGAAATGCCATTCATGCACAAGCCAAAGACTAAGGAGTTGGCTGCGAGAGACTGGAAAGATGAAGATGGCGAAGATGTTTTCATTTCAAAGGATGGATTGAAGTTTCAGGCTTATGATATAGATGTGACTTTCTTGTATGATGGTGTAGAGGCCAATATGTCATCAGACATCAGAAACTTCATCGACTATATCTCTGATAGTAGTGGTAGTACTGCTGGAGTCATGCTTGCCATTTATGACGAGTACACCAAAATTGGGCGAAGGGGTATCTATGTTAAGGATATTTCCAATGATATGTATTTCTATGATGACATAAACCCCAATGCCATTGCCAGTTTCAAGGTAAAGTTCCGTGTTACAGACCCCGTGACTACTCTTGACGAACACTTTCTTGTTGTATCATAAACCTGTATAGCCAATGGAGAAGTGGACGATATATAACAAGAGTGGAGTTGCAAAGTACATTGCAACCGACTTGGAGTATCACGATATTTGGATGGGCGAGGAATATGTTACAATCAAGATTACTTCGCCTACACCTATTGAACTGGAGATAGGCGATTATCTGATATATCGTGATGACGTTTATAGTATCTACACTTTACCTTCTGCATTGAAGCAAGCCCGTAAAAGTAGCAATGGCGAGGCTTTCAAGTACGAGAATGTTAAGATGTCCGCACGTTCAGCCGAATTGTCTGAGGTGCGCTTTCTTGATGTTGTTCTGTACGATAACAACATACACTATACCAGTCTGCCTACTTTCTCATTCTATGCGGAAACCATAGATGACCTTGTAGATAGACTGCAAGCCAATACAGACCGCTACAATAGCGAATGGCTTTATATCACTCCAAACTATAACCGAACCATTCAACGATATGCCGACAATCCTACAAAGAAAGCTGCTGCAATCGCTTTATGGGAGCAAACTTTTGGTACAGACCATAGTAACCCGACTGCTGCCATAGAAGGTGAGAAGTTCAATGTGAATATCTCAGTTGACAAGATTTCGGTAAGTCAGGGATTGGAGTTCATCAAGAATAATTTCGGACTGAACTTCATTACCAAAGGTCGTGCTTTGATTGTCGGTGGTGAGGGTTTGCCCGTCGACCACGTTTTCCGATACGGAAAGAACAAAGGACTTTATGCCATTGAGCGTAAGGCAGAACAAGACCAACAAGTAGTAACGAGATTGTTTGCTTATGGTTCTGACAAGAATTTGCCTATCCGCTATTATGCCGACTTGAACAAGCAATTCTACTTAAACGTTGTAGAGATTAAGAACAAGTACAACTCTGTTAGTGGCTATATTGGAGTTGAATTACTCTTTGATATAGATTTTTCGGCTATTCTGTTTACAAAGCGTTCTTCTGATTATCCAGGTGATGATGAATCTCCTTACTACATCATTACGATGGAAGCTAACGGATATACCATTAAAGGCTATGTCACCAAATATACAAGTTCAGATAATAGATGTCGTCTGTATGCAGAATGTTCAGACCCAGACCATGATGACAGAGACGAGCGTAGCCCTGAACAGATGAACGGCTTCGTTGCAGCTATCAAGGTTGGCGATAAGGTTATCATCAAGAGTGGTATAGATAAGAATTATTGGCCTACAAACCATATAGACTATGCCGAATATGGTATGCCTAACAATATGGCGGTCAATACCCTTATGCTCCCTGGTTTCCCAAGATATGCACTCAGTGAGTTGTGTAAGACTGAAATTGTTGATGGTATCACTCATGTCTATGTGAGGAAGAATCCTGAAACTGCATGGGGTGAGCCTCTTATGAACATTGAGGGTGAGCATATCCTTCGTTTCTCTAATGAACGTTTGCGTCCTTATATTACAAGTGGCAATGCGGACGAAATAGGAATCAAAGAGGGTAATATCCAGTTCAACGAGGAAAATGACGATAATGGACTGCAAGAGGTTTACCCAAGCATTGAAGGTTTGACAGTTGGTGACGTGTTCGGCACTTCATCTACTGAACGTCTTGATGAAATCCGTTCTGCTGATGTCATTCAAGATAATGGTGTTTTTGAGCCAGAAGCAGAAATTGAGCCGTTTAAAATCAAACTCAAAGATATTGGCTTCGACCTTGAAGAGGCTGTTGAAAACACTGGTAGCCTTACTATCTCTATGAAGGATGGCTATTGCGGTGCAAGGGATTTCGAAGTAAAGAACATCGTGAAGGATGGCAATAGTGGTTGGATTCTGACTTTGGATCGTTATCACGATGATGCACTTGACCTTTGGTTTCCTTATTCCTCTCACGCTGCAATTGGTGAGGCTGCAAGAGCCGATGAAGCATATCAGATTCGTGTTGGAGACCACTTTGTGCTTTTGGATATTGATATATCCGATAGCAGCTATATATGGGCTGCAAGCGTGAAGATGTTGCGTAAGTCTATTTACTGGCTTATCAACAATAACTATACTCGCTTTACCTATCTGCCAAAGATAGATGAAATATTCATGGCACGTCAGCATGAGAGGGCGCAACAGAATCCTTTAACTACTATCAGTCTGCATGATACGCTAAAGGCTGGTATGCTCATGCTGTTCAATGACGAGGATTTGGACGTTGACGGTAGCGTATTCATCGACAATATCACTATCAAGGAGAATGGCAATAACGGAGTACCGACTTATGAAGTTGTTCTGAGAAATGACAAACAAGTTGGTTCGTTGCAGCGTGTTCAGCAGCAAGTAAACAGCCTTTCTTCCTATGTGTATAATGGTGGTGGCGGTTACAGCGTATCTCAGATTAATGCTTTTATCAAGCGTTACGGACAGGAATATTTCTTGTCGAAAATGACTGAGGACGTTGCAGCAGGACGTATCACATTCGCAAAAGGCCTGAAAGCAATGTATAATGCTTGGTTTGGCGAATACCACCGTGAGCATCCTTTGGCAGGTGATGAACTCGATACTGGAGCATCAATTAATGCAGAGGGTACAGCAGATTTCATAGACCTTATCGTTCGTGGACTTGTAAAAGGTACTCTGAACGTAGAGGACTTACTGAAAGTAAAGAATCTGATTTTCTCCAATGAACTGAAAAGCGAGGGCGCACGTTCAGGTTTCTTGGATGGTACTGGCATTTATATGAACGCGAAGGATGGTCTCATTGAGGCTGATGGTATGAATGTTCGTGGCTTCCTTCGTATCATGGAACTTATCATTAACCGCTTGCAGTTGATGGAGTCAGACTATTCGTTTACTGAGGGCGATACCACAGAGAGGGTAGATTTCTCTGATAACGGTCAGCGTATGGTTCTTACAATGCACAAAGACCACGATAACGACCACACTCCTTTCTATCCGGGTGATATTCTCTACGCTAAGATAAATGACTTACTCGACCACGGAACATACTATACTTGTTATGTCAGAGTTGTAAGTGTTGACCTCACGAATAACACGATGAAGGTTGTACCTTACAATGGTGTGAAGCCCAATGGCGACCCCGAAGTGCCAGGAGCCAAAAACTTCACATTCCTTGGTACTGAGATTACGGATGACTACACAGAGGCATTGCTTGAAGATTATACCAACTATCCTGATGGTTACGAGAAAATCATCACGCTTACAAGACGTGGTAATATTGCTGACGGATTGGAGAACGGCGACGACCCGACTTCTTATAGCGATTCTGTAAAGAAAAGCCAGTTAGGTAGGCAGCAGTCATGGGTTCTCTCTACAACCGATAAGCGACTGAGCTTCTTTTGGAATGTTGACAAGCCAATCATTGAGGATAACAACTATGCTCTTTGTCTTGGTATTCTTCCTGACTTAGCAAACCTTCCACATGATGCGCAGGGTAATCCGATATGGAATGTTGATATGCCCTCGTTGTATGTCAATACCATATTCTACGACCATTCCCACGATGCCAACTATCCTGCAAGAGTGGTAAAGGAAGATAGAGGTCAGTGGGTATTGCCTGACAGCACTATTCCACAGCCTACTTCTGAATACAATGGTACGACTATTTTTGAGCCTTATCACTATAAGACTTATACTCGCGCCACTTGGCTACGCTATCGTAACGATGCGTCTTGGTCGTCGCTGACTGATGCCGAATTGCATCAGAAGATGATGAATGAGTGGAAGGTTGATTTGGAAATCAGCCGTGTATGGCGTTATGGCATTCTTTGGGAGTGCCTTGTCGACGGAACTACACAAGAGCCACATTGGGGATGCAGTCACTGGCAGGCTATTGGTGGTGATGCTATTTACAAAGGTGAGATTACGACAAGTAACGGACGTACATTCAGTAACGGCAATATTGATACTATTCTGACTATGCGTATATGGTTTGGTGGCGAGGAAATCACAGACCAGATATTAACTGCCGTTGACTACTCTATTGCATGGAAACGTTCTACTGGCTATAATAGCGTAACAGAAGAGTTTGTGCAGCAGAGTGAAGATTTGTCGTGGAATCCTACAATCGTAGGAACTAACAAGATTAAGGTTGTACGCAGCGATATGGGTAGCGGATGGATGATAACATACCGAAAAGTCCTTATCAGTTGCACCGTATCATTCAGTAACGAGGGGCAAGTAGTAACGATGCCCGCCGATTATGTATTCTAAAATTGACAAGATATGATAAAAAGTAGAACAAATACCAACGACCAAGTTTTCGACGCGCTTTCTTTAAGTGCGGAGATTGCCGTTCTTGGTGGCAGTGTACGACAAATGTACTATACTACTGAGAAAACCTACGAGGACGATAGAAAGTGGGTTCCTTGTATTCTCGGTGGTAAGGTGTTCGTAAACGACCCTGCCAACTTAATGAATGGGTGGGCTACCCTTACTGGTATTGAGTGGTACACGCAAATGCCGATAGATGGCGACTATCAGACTGGACGTATTGTTAATCCCTCTCAGGAAATACTCGACGATGTTGATGTTTACGACCCTGAGACTGGAGAGTTGACACATGAAGCCGCATGGCGTTCTGAGAATTACCTGATTAGTGATGGAAGTGATGCGCCTTGGTGTGACAATGTACCCGATATGTGCTTGATAGTACATCGGAATGTACCACAACTTACTGCAATTCCCATCTATGCCGTATTGAAATTTACCGATGTACGCACTGGACTGACGGTTAGGGTAGAGCGTAGTATTGACTTTAGCACTGAGGTTTACAATACCGAAATGACAGTCATGAAAGGTGATAGTGGTGATGAAGTATTGCTTGATCCATTGTCATTCACTGACACTATCCCATCAGGAAGCACCATTCTTGATATTCCTTGGACTCGCACAATCAAGGCGCAGTTGGTTGGTGTTGACGGAAACGTTGCCGATGCCAATGCAAGTTACTTGTGGGTTACTGAGGATAGCACAGCCGTTACTGGTTGGCGACCATTTACCGATGAAGAAATAGAGACATATCGCCTTACTGGTGTTAAAACAAAGATATTGACACTCGACGCTCGTATGATTCATACGAAGTTCCGTGTTCGCTGTTATGGCTGTTGGAAAGAAGAAACTGACGAATGGAAGAGTCCTTTATCGGAAATCAATCCATTCTATGCTACACAGCTTACAATGTCTCTGAATGACACTTTGCAGGCAGACCCCGTACAATTGACTGGTGCAAAGCAAGATACTGAAATGAGTATTCCTGCATCCTTTGAAATGAATATCATGTATAACAGCAAGCCAGTTCCTCAGAACAAACTTTGTCTGTTTCGTGTTCATTGGAAAGCGCAGGACTTGAAAACTGGTACTATTTATAGTATGGGTACTGCACCCAATCTCTCCTTTATCCCGAAAGATAAAGGTTTCTCCTTCCCGGAAGGTTACTCTGTGTTTGCTGATGTTTCCACTTACAACGGCTGTTCTGTGGTAGTTCATGGTGGCGAAAAGGTTGTTGAGGATAATCAGTTTGTCATTGCACCCACATTCAATTAAAACTAAAAATTAAGAGATATGTATATACTGATTGAAAGGTCACGATTACCCAAAGACCGACATTATGAGACAATGCCTGATGGTCGTGCTATTGTTAGCGGACGTGAGGCAAGAACGATGGGAGCCCTTGAAGGAGTTACCTTAGTACCAAACTCAGCAGTTCTTAATGAACTTCGCTCAAAAGTCACGAAAGGAGTAAAGTAGTATGAATAGAGTTAATGCAGGCCTGGTGTTGTCAGGCGTTATCGACGGAACTACCGTTGTTTATGACATTGCTGTTGTTGATGCCAGTGGTAATCCAGTATCGCTTACTCAGTATTACGATGAAGCGAAATGTACTCCAGATTGGGCTAACATTTGGCAGCATGGTACAGCAGAAGAGAAAGCTACGCTACCTCGAATCATCATCCGTGCTTATGATACAAGTAGCGGTCAGGATATTACCAATACTCTCAACATTACTTCCGTTCGCTATAACGATGCAGTTGTTGGTTTCGATGGCGAGACTGGTATTTCTACGAGTCAGGGCGGTGTTGAAGGTTTGTTGATGCGTACCACATATAGCTATGGTGGCACTGATATTCCTTGTATTATGTTCATTGGCAATCCTGCCGATGCTGTTCTGAATCCTGATGATGACCGCATTTCCTTTGATGGTACTGTTGTTAGCAGTGGCGGTCAGATTAGTTTCTCTGAAATCGGTAAGGATATTGCAATCCGTCCTATTGCTGATGCAAATGCAGGATATTCAGTTGAACTTCACGTTCCGTTGAATGTTCCAAAGTTCATAATGACGAACAACAACAATTCTATTCAGTCAACTCAGCGTTTGGCTCGACTCTACTACAATGGTGTTGCAGTCAATACGTCTGAACTGACTGGTGTAGTATTCAAGTTCTTCGACATTACAGGCCCGACGGAAGTTGAACTGAAAGACCATAGCGCAACTGGCGGTACTCCTGGTATTACGATAGGTCAGAGTGCAGTAGCAGGCGACTTGATTACAATCGGGCCTGAGGCAGTTGATTGTCTTATGACGATTCGTTGCCGTGTTTATGACGCATCGGGCAATGAACTCGCAAGTGGTACTTCTGCCGTTTATGACTTGTCAGACCCTTACGCTGTAAAGTGGCTTATCTGTGATAATGTCGCTGGTACTGGAGGCACTGAGCTGACTGGTCTTGAACCTCATTTCCGTATGAGGACAGGACAGACGAAGTACATCTTCCCGAAACTCTACACAGACAAGGGAGATACATTCCCCGAAGGCAGTAGTGCCGCAAACGTTACTTGGACGTTCAATGCTGACGATGCCAATACTGGAGAGACAATCAGCGATTTGCCTGGTGTTCCTTCTACATCAGGTCAGACTTATTGCTCACTCCGCTATCAGGACGTGATTCTGACGGATGCAAACGGCAATAAGGTACAACGTCCTGTTAAAATTCACGCTCAATCATCAGAGTTCTAATCAATTAAAGCAACATACATGAAAGCATCAGGTGGCATAGTATTTGAAGGTGTTATCGACGGAAATAATGGCGATAACGGCTATAACACAGCCCAAGTTGCCCTTTATCGTCGTTCGGCTACGGCTTTGACAAACAATGACCGCCCTACTGGTACTCTAACATATACTTTCAGTACTGGTAGGGTTTCGGGTGCGTCGTCTTATTATAATGGTTGGAGTCAGTCTATACCTGAGACGGTTGCAGGAACAAAGTTGTATGTTATCATGGCTATTGCTCGTAGTCAGTCTGACACTGATGATATTGCTGCATCTGATTGGAGTACTCCAGTGGAGTATGTTGCTGATGGTGTAAATTCTGCTCCAGTATTCATCTACAAACGCAGTAAGACGCAGCCGACTGATAAGCCTGCCGATGGTGCTACCTATTACTTCAAGAAAGTAGGTAGTACTGAGGCTGGTACGCTTTCAGGCACTTTGAATGGTTGGAGTACGCAAATTCCTGCTACTGATAGCAATCATTATCCTTGTTGGGTACGTCAAGCAATGGCTGTCAGCAACGGCAATACTGACGTTATCAATGCGTCGGAGTGGAGCGACCCTGCAACAAAACTCATAGAGGATGGTGTAAGTATTACGTCTGCTGATGTGGTATTTGTCCTAAGTGATAGCGGATCTACGGCTCCTGCTGATTCAGTTACATGGAAAACGAGTTTTGCAGAGTTGGATATAAAGAATACTAATGCGTCGAAATTCGTTTGGCAGGCTGTAAAAGTTGTACTTTCCAATGGTACCACAAGTTATACGGGAAAACAATGTCTTGGCAAAGTCAGTGAATTTGCCAGTATTACGGAGCAATATGCCCTTGGTACTGCTTCTGCTGCTACTGGTAATTGGCAGGACAACACACCACCTTCCGCAGAGAAGGGAAAGTATCTTTGGACTCGAACAAAGCTAACTTATAGCGACAATAGCGTAGGATATTCGCCATCTGAGTCAGGTCAATGCGTTGGTTACTTTGGAACAGACGGAAAGGGTATCTCTTCGGCTGATATTATGTTCTGTCTTGGTAATAGTCAGACAACTGCCCCTGGGGATAGTAGCTTTACAGCGACCTCGTTTGCAGAACTTAACATCAAGAGTACTGATGCAGATAAGTATGTGTGGCAATGTATTAAGACTACTTACACTTCTGGTAATCCTACATATAGCGGTAAGGTATGCTTGGGTAAGGTAAGTGATTTCGCTTCTGTTACGGAGCAATACGCTCTTGGTACTGCTTCTGCTGCTACTGGTAATTGGCAGGACAACACACCACCTTCCGCAGAGAAGGGAAAGTATCTTTGGACTCGAACAAAGCTAACTTATAGCGGTGGCGGCACTACATACGTTCCGTCAAGTTCGGGTCAGTGTATAGGCTATTTCGGTACTGATGGTAACAATGCACAATATATCTACCTGAAAGGATCTGCTTTTAACAAAGATAGTGCAGGAACAAATGTTGTCGATAGTGAGATAAGGGTAAACGGTGGTAATAACCTTGCAATTCGGAGCAGAGGACTATGCCTTGTTACACTTAACCGTCAGACACTTGCAGTAGTAGATAGTGCAACGATATATGACACATACGAAGGAACAACTGGTAAGAACAATCTTATAACAAAGCTCAATAGTCTTGGCGACGATGTTTTTGTATGCCTTGTGTCTTTTGATGCAATCGGTTGGAGTGACACACTTATATCTCTTCTGCAAACATTTGGTATGAGCGACTTGCCTTATACAAGTGCAAACCGCTATCCATTCCTCTTTATCGGACATAAGAATCTCGGCAAAGGTAATGGCATTACCAGAATGAATGATATGGCAGAGCCAGCCATTCCAGTAGAACTTGGTGTTTACGTTGCTAATGGCGCACTGAGTGTAAAAGATGGCAAAGATGGTGAGGATGGTGTTACCTATCAAATTGTATATAGTGAGGCTTGGGCAAAGGTTGATTCATCGAATATCATTTCTGCACGTCTGAGAGGTCATGCGTACAAGATTGTTGGTAGCACTCGTACTGCTATGGCAGGTGCTACTATAATGATGGGATATATTCTGAATAACACAAGCTCACAATATCCCAATACTGAAACAACCACAGATGCTAACGGATATTTCTCTGAAAGTGATTGGTTTAATGGTGATGAATACGGCTCTTCTGGTTATGTTCAAGGGTCTCAGGTAATCTTTGCGGCAATCGTAGTCAATAATATAGTAAAATGCGTAGAGTATATTACGATGACTTTTGCAGGAGCCAAAGGTGATACTGGTCGTATGTACTATATTGCAGGCGAGTTTCCCCAAAAAGCACCATATTCTCGCACTGATAAATTATGCCCAGTAGTTTACTATGTAACGGAATGGTGGTATCTTGATGCTGCAAGTGCAACTGGTAGTGATACTCCTTCTGATGGTAGTAATAAATGGAAAAAGATTGCGAATTTTGGTGTTGTTCTGACTGATGCAATATTCGTTAAGAACTTTGCTCAATTCGGTTCTGCTATTATAACTGGTGACTGGCTTATTTCCGTTCATGGAATGATTGGAAATACTTTCTATGGTGGTAGTGTTGAGAATCCTGACGAATATCAGGATCGTGCTGCATATACATATTTCGACCCTGCATATCCTTGGGGTTATGACCCATTCCAATTGCCAGTAACAAATGAAGAAATTGAAACGAATAAGTTGACATCGTGGACTCGTATCACAGATAACTTCAAACTTCCTGCTGGTACTTATACGTTTAATATCACTTGCTATGCTAATAGCAGTGACACTCTACATTTACGCTTGTTCTATGGTGATGAATCTGCTGACGATTTGTATCTTGGCTCTACTGGAAGTGACGAGGCTGTTACTCTCACATTTACAAAGACACTTACAAGTAAGAGTGATTGGAATGTTCGTGCTACAATGGAAGCGTCAGGAGAGATTGGTTATATACTCTCTGTTGAAGTGGTTCCTAACGATGCACGTTTCATCCCGAACTATGCTGTTGACTTGCGTACTGGACGTACATATCAAAGTGACGCAAATATTAAGGGTTCTATTCAGTGTATCGGTCCCACGTCAAAGGTTATGATAGAAGATGGTGTTATCAGATTCTTTGGTTCACTGAGTTTCCCGAATATCGTTTTGGGTGTTAATGAAGATGGTTGTGCGGTTCTTAACTTCTATGATAAAAACGGCAATTTCAAGTATGGTCTTGGGCCTGACAAGATATTTGAGAACAAGTCACAAGCAGAGTCGATGACGTTGCAGTATTACAATGTTGATTCAGGTTCAGATGACTGTACCACCTTACTCAATAGTGCCTACGTGATGCTGTATCTCTATATGTTCAAGAATCAGTTGACAAACGACCTTGTCACCAACGGCTTGTATAAATACTTGGCTAAGATTGTGGCTGGTGTCTATGGCCCAGGGCAATACTGTGCCAACAGCGATGACGCACAAAACTATGACGGAAAGATTATCAAGTATGGATATAGCAGTAGCGTGAAGCTTCGCAACCAAGACCTGTATAATGGTGGTATTGTAGTAACTTCGAGCAGAACGCAGTCAGGTATCATCACAAGACTTTCAAACATGTTATCTGGTACGTCTGTCGATGAACTTGATTATAGGGGCTATAGTATCATGCAGGATAGCGACTTCAATAGGACAAAAAGCGGAAACACGTATTATTACAATACAAAAGACACTTACAATCCAGTATATGCCATGTACTATGATGATGGAAACGTAGGCTACCAAAATGGTTACATGGCTGCTCAGGTTCTCAATCTATGTGTCGTTCCGACAGACACAAATGAAGACACGCTCATGGACCCGATTTATTACTTCAATCTCCAGTATATTGACAATAAGGGCATGAACATGGGCTTCAAGACGCTATACATCAACAGGAAGAAACTTAGCGACATTCTGCAAGCCGCAGGAAAATCATTGTAAAAAAATAAAATATTGGAATTATGAAACAGAAAGAATTTATCAATGGTGGTGTTAAATACCACTTCGAGGAAAAAGAAGGAGTACTTCACCTTTTGAGCCTCGAAATTTGGGGTAAGATTTTCGAGTTCCCCAATGGCGGAATACCTGCACATGATAGCATTGATTCTGATGCTATCAAGGATGGTACTATCGAAATCGATGACATGAATCCTGACACCTTTGCTTCGTCATCGGACATTCAGGAAATGTTTCCTAAAACAGAATGAGTAACGTGTAGCAATACACTCTCAGTATAGTTCACTTTATTGTTAAATTAAAAAACTTAGGTATTATGGCAGACATTAATCTGACAAATCCGCAGCGCATTATTCGCGCGAACGAACTCTTGGAGTTCAAAGGCTACTTGGAGGCTATTCTCCAGAGCAAGGCTATTGCAACAATTCAGGGTCTTAACGCATCAACCGTAGAGGGTGCTCTCGCAGAGTTGCTCACTAAGATTGGTACTGAGATTTCGGCTGTTTACAAGCCCGGTGGTAACAAGACTGCTGATGAACTGACTTCGGCTCTGCTTGTTGAAGCTAACCTCGGTAAGGTTTACAACCTGACTACCGATGCTACCACCACTTCTGATTGGGTAGATGGTGCAGGTGAGACGGTTAAGGCTGGTACTGACGTTGGTATCGTTGCCGTTGACAACGATGGTACTACCGTTTACAAGTTCAACGCTTACTCGGTTAAGATTGACCTGAGTGGCTACAAGACCGTTCAGACTGCTGTTGCAGATCCCTCTGCAAGCGGTAACTCTCTGACCTTCATTGACAGCATTTCTCAGAATGAGCAGGGTGTAATTACTCCAACAAAGAAGACTGTGTATAGCGCAGCTCCTTCTGCTTCTGGTGTTGGCGGTCAGGCAGGTCTGCTGTCTGCTTCTGACAAGGAGAAGCTGGATGGTGTGATTTATGCCACCTCTGAGGACATTGCCGAAATGTTCCCCTCTGATTAATCTTTTTCTCTAAGGTGTGAGGGTGCAATATCCCTCGCACCTTACACAAGAAACTGATTATGTTGAACTATTAAAAGAAAGTAAGAGATTATGGCAGGAATAGAACTTACAAACCCAAATAGAATTATCAGAGCGCGCGAACTTCTTGAATTTAAGGAAAGTTTACTCTCTGATGAAATGCTGCACCCTGTAAATGTCAACTCGCTTACACCGTCGAGTACGTTTGTCAAGAACGCTGTCGTAGGTATTAACGGTGTGTTGTATCGCTCTACAAAGGCAACGAGTAATCTGCCGTGTACGATGGTGATTGTGAGTGGTGCTTTCGTTTACCATACCGTAAACGGAAAGATAGCGTTTGTAGTGTCAAATGGTGCAGCTAATACCGATTGGGAGATATTTACGGACGCATCTATTGAGTATTGGGTTAATAGCATTAATACTGCTCTCTCTGCAAAGCAGGATGCTATTAATGACCTTGCTACAATACGTAGCAATGCCACTAATGCCGTTAAGCCAACTGATACTTACGCCTTCAATGGTGTCAACTATACCGTAGATGATATGTTTAAAGCATTAGTCAAACTGATGCCAAAGAACGTTGTCACTCAGGGTTAAAAAGGAAATTGTTTTTTTATTAATTAAAAATAAGTATTTATGGAAAGTATTTCTATGATTAACGCTTTGAAAGCGGTTCAATCGGGTCTCACTCAGGCTGCACCTGGTGCAACTCAGGAGGTCATGCTGTACAATCCTGACGGAACTCCTGCGGGTAAATACCCTGCACAGCAGTTGGTTCAGGATATGGCGAAGTCTGGTAACGGATATGGTAATTGCGAAACAGCCGCAACAACGATTGCAAAGACTGTCGCTATTTCCAACTTCGTTCTGCTAAAGAATGGTATCGTGAGCGTATTCTTCAAGTATGCTAATCAGGCAGCAGGAGCAACGCTTAACGTGAATAGCACTGGCGCAAAAGCCATTAAGGTAAACGGTCAAGCTGTTCAGCCTGGTCTTATCAAGGCTCAGACTATCGTACAATTCCAGTATGATGGTTCTGCTTGGAATATGGTAGGAATGTTGGGTCTCGAACAGAGCCAAACTCCAACAAAGCACCTTGTAGATATGGGTCTGCCAAGTGGCTTGCTTTGGGCTGATTCTGATATTGACCTCACTCAGGCTGACAAGTTCGCTGCCAGTGCCTTCCAGTACGAGAAAACATTCTTCTCTTGGGGTAACACTGACGGACACAATCCGAAAGACACCTCTTCATTCGATTACAATTGGGGTGGTGTTAATGCAGAAGAGCCTTGGTATGACGGACAAGTTTATGGTGACACACCAGGTAACAAGTTGACCGCTAACATGGCTCCCTCTCAGGATGCTGCACGCGCTAATCTTGGCGCACCTTGGCGAATGCCTACTACGGAAGAATTTAAAGAGTTGTTCGATAATTGCGACTTCGTTCAGGCTGATGGCACTACGGTAATCGCTGCTGGTACTACTGACAAGCGTGTAACCGTGAATGGTGTTGTTGGTATCTACTTGAAGTCGAAGATTAATGGTAACTTACTCTTTTTTGCTTGTTGTGGCTACGGCGGTGGGGCGAGTTGGGGCGGTCGCGGTTCGTACGGCGGCTGCTGGTCTGCTTCGTTCGTCTCTGCGCGCAATGCTCGCTACTTGACCTTCGACTCTGGTGGTGTCTATCCGCAGAGCAACAACGGTCGGTACTACGGTTTTGCCGTGCGCCCGGTTCAGTAAATCATACTGAGCCAATCAGAACAACAACCCAATCCATTCGGAGTGGTCGGACAAAGGCCGCACCAAGCGGCCTAAGACCACCTCCGTAATGGAATTGGTTAATAAATAAAATAAAAATAATAAAAACAAAGATAAGGATGAATTTATCTGAAATCATAAATTTGGAGAGTTCCAGGCAGGAACAATCTCAGTGGAACATTATTCACTTCGTTAAGGAAGGTAACTTCTATCACGCTCACGACTGGAGCGCATGGTTAATGAGCAAATATCCATTTGGTGAGTCTGTTAATAATCCTTTGAAGGTTATCTCCAAGAAAATGAAGGATGAAACAATTGACGCATTTGTGGGATTCCCTGCAAAGTCAATTGAGAAGTATATCCCCAATGATGGTAGCGTAACGTTCCTGCCAGTTGATGACAATCGTGTTGATGTGATTATTCCAATGCCCTCAGATTTCTACGAGAAGTCTCTTGAAGAACTAATCGCCATGAAAGAGGAATGGAAAGAATCACTTCCTATTATCGAGAGCAAGAAAAAGAAACGTGAAGAACGAGAAATTCAGCAGCAAGTTCCTCAGTTTATGCGCATATCGGATATTTACAGATACATCATAGCGTTGCCTATTGATGAGCTGTCGCCCAGGGATGCGTTAGATACTCTGCGTGATGTTCGCAAGCGTTTGATTGCTTTGTTCTAACAGATTAGTAGAAAACAATAGTAATTAATGAAGGATGGTTCAGTATGATTTACATAGGCTACACGTCCTTACTCTTTTAGAGTCGGGAAAAATCAAAGATGCCGAATGGTTCCTTTGGTCCCTTTTGGCTATCGTGCAAGGTTGTGGTCGAAAACTCTTTTTTGCTTGTAGTGGCAACGGCAATGGTACGAGTTGGAACAATCGCGGTTCGAACGGCAACTACTGGTCTGCTTCGTTCAACTCTGCGCGCAATGCTCGCAACTTGAACTTCAACTCTGGTGGTGTCAATCCGCAGAACAACAACAATCGGTACAACGGTTTTGCCGTGCGCCCGGTTCAGCTAACAGTACTAATCATCCTTTTTTTACTTTTCTTTTATGGAACTTACAAAGCAACAGCTTCTACTCGACCTCTATCAAGCGTTCTACGATGCGAAAATAAACAAGAGTGCGAGGTGTTATGTAGTCTCTTGGGAAAAGAATCTCAAACGGAATATGGAAGGACTTTGCGAGGATTTGTATTCGCGGAATTACAAACCTCTTCCATCGAAATGTTTCATTGTGGATTATCCCAAAAAGCGAGAGATATTCGCTGCAATGTTCAGAGACAGAATAGTACACCACTTGTATTTCAACTATACGCATCAGCTATACGAGAGGACTTTTATTCAGGATACGTACAGTTGCATCAAGAATCGTGGTACTCATTATGGAATAGCGAGAATTACGGATTTTTGCAGAAAGGAAAGTCACAACTGGCAAAGAGAGTGCTATGTGATGCACTCGATATAAGGGGCTACTTTATGCACATCGTGAGGAAACGGCTTTTGGAAATAGCTATTGGAAGTTTGAGAAAAATGGAAACTCACGCTATATCGAAATACGAAGATACTACGTGGGGCGAAGTTTTGGATATGGACTTTGTAATATGGCTTACGGAAGTTATCGTTATGCTGAATCCCAAGGAGAATTGTGTCATTTGTGGCGACAAGTCCGATTGGGATGGTTTAGACCCTGCAAAGAGTATGCTGCACTTGGAAGATGGTCTTGGATTACCAATAGGCAATTTGACAAGTCAGCTATTCTCGAACGTTTACCTGAATGTTTTCGACCAGTTCATGAAGCGAGAAATGAAATGCCGTTATTATGGTCGTTATGTGGACGATGCGGCAGTAGTGAGTTCCGACAAAGAATGGCTTCTGAGCTTAGTTCCAAAAATAATAGATTTCCTTCAAGAAAACTTAGGATTGGAATTGCACAGAGGAAAATTGGAGATTTCGGAGGTACACAACGGAACAGAGTTCTTGGGAGCGTACATCAAGCCTTGGCGAACATACATATCGAATCATTCACTGGAGAGAATGAAGAAAAAGATTTTGGAGTTCGATTTCTCAAAACCTTGGAAGATTGTCCGTTCCATCAATTCGTATTTAGGTATATTCCAACACACCAAATCATACAATCTTTGCAGGAAACTATTCCTAAAGAAAGATATTTTGAAAATAGGAGTGTTCAATCAAGATATGACGAAGTTTACAGATAAATTCATTTTTTATAAACAATTTAAAAAGAAACGATTATGAACAAGGTTTTTGGTTTGAAGTCGGAATTTGCTTACCTCAAAGAGGACGCAAGCCGCATCGTTATCAGTTACAACCTTAAAGAGGTTGATGACACTCATGCAGAGTGGGTTGAGGTGTATGTTTACAAAAAGCAGCGTTCACATCTTGACTTTGCTGAAATCAAGAAAGCCATCATCGACGACATCAACGCTACGACTGATGAAAAGATTCTCAATGGCTATGAGTGGACTATCCTTCATGGTGACGACGAGGGTAAGACCGTTAAGGTTTGGCTCTCCAAGGAGAATCAGGAAAACTTCAAGGCAAAGCACGATGCTGCCAAGGAATATCCTGACCTCGTAACGTTCCCCATGAAGTACAAAGTATCTGAGGACGAAGAAGGAAAGGCTCTCTACGAGATTTTCCAGTCGTTCGAGGAACTGGTTCAGTTCTATCTCGGTGGTTTGGCTTACATCGAGACCTGCTATCAGGAGGGTTGGACTATCAAGGACAACTTCGATTTCAGCCCTTACAAAAACTCTGAAACTGTGGAGGAATAATCTATGACTATGTTAGTTGTAATCGCATTGGTTGTCATTGCTCTCTACGTGGGGGCAATGATATACCATACCAAGGAGATACCTAATAGTATTTCCTCTACGGTATTCACTCTACCTACTACTGGTAAGTGGATATTCAGTGCTGTCATGTTTGCCGTTGCTGCTCTTTTGGCTCCCGTGCTTTTAGAGTTGGCTACTCCAATGACTGAATTTCTCGCTTTCCTTACAATAGTAGGAATTGGTGCTGTTGGTGCTACTCCGTTGCTTGCCAATGAAAAGAACACCATGCACAACGTCGCCGCCATCGTTGCAGGACTCGCTTCGCAGATGTTGGTATATTTCAACCACCCTCATTTGCTGTTGCTTTGGTTCTTATACGTTGGTTACACTCTCGCTGCAAAGGATGGAAGAAAGAACCTTTTCTGGGTTGAGGTTGCTTGTATGCTTACCATCTTTGCTTATTGTTTCATTCATTAATTATTTGCTATCATGTCAGCAGTTGCTAATGAGTTGTGGCCGTACATCATTACGGTGCTGATTTCGGTGTTCGGCACGTACTTTACGCTGATTCACAAATTAAAGGACGAAGTTTTTAATGCGGAGAAGCGTATTGCCGTGTTGGAGGTGCAAGCGGAAAGTTTGAAAAACCGCGTGGATTCCCACTCTGGCAAGATTGACGAGATTCTTGAAGGTATCAACGAGATTAAAGTCAATGTTGCTAAGATTAACACAACATTAAGTATCATCGACAAAGGTTAAACTTATGAAGAAGATTAAGATGTGGTGGCAGGAAGCCAAAGCCAGATGGAAAGCACGGACTCCAAAGGTATTCAGGAGAGTCCAATGGGTCTGTGCTTTTATCTCGACGGTTGCACTTGGTATTAACTCAGCCTGCATGATGTCGGGTGCTATCATGCCCGAATGGTGGATAACGATATATCCGTATCTGATAGGAGCAAGTGCTGCCTTAGTTGCTGGGTATCAGTTTACACGCCAGTATGGTAACGATGGTAAACCAGTCATGCCCGATGTATCGCCGAGGAAAAAACGTGGTCGCAAGAAAGAAGAGTCTCGCACTATTCTTGACCGCGACGATTTCTAAGAAGGTAATTTTGTGGAGAAGATTTTGTAGAACCAATAAATAATTATGCTATATGAGAACGATTAATAGGATTTTCGTACATTGCACAGCCAGTTCCATAAATGCTTCTGTTCAATCCATTTTGGCAGAGTTCAGGCGCAAGGGTTGGCGTTATCCAGGCTATCACTATCTGATAGACAAAGACGGTAAGACTACTCAAATTCTCCATGAGGATTACGTTAGTAATGGTGTTAAGGGTTACAACTCCACGTCGATAAACATTGCATGGATTGGAGGTATTGACAAGCAGCATCCAAATGGTATTGACAACCGCACTGATGCACAAAAGGCAGAATTGCGTCGTGTTCTTACTGAACTGCATAAGAAGTACCCCAACGCAAAGATTATGGGTCATAGGGATATTTCTCCCGATAAGAACCATAACGGAATTGTTGACCCTTGGGAGCGAATCAAAGCGTGTCCGTGCTTCGATGCCATTCCTGAATATGCTGACATTCAAAATATGAAGGTATGAAGAAATCTGTATTTTATGTAATACTCTTTTTGGTGGTTGGTCTTGGCATTTCTCTATTCTTCAATTACAAGCAGTATAGGGATGCCAAGGCGAAACCAGTCGAGAAGGTAGAGGTGGTTAAGGAAACGAAAGAGGAAATCAAGACAGACTCTTTTATTGATCCAAAGCCAGTGAGTGAGAAAGAAGTGAATACAATCAGCGTTAAGAAGCCGATTAAGAAGCCTAAGTTGGAATTAATCTCTGAGAATGGGGTTAGTTCCGACTCTATTCCTGAGACTATTTCCGATGGGGATATTACCGAGACGGATTCAACCTACGAGATACCTATTACTCAGAAGATTTATGAGGATAGTTGCTATACCGCTTATGTGAGTGGCTATCATGCCTCATTGGATAGTATTTTTGTAAGAAGTAAGATTATCACCAATAATGTAACCACTACGATAACGAGGAAAAAGAAATGGACTTTTGGCTTGCAGGGAGGCTTATATCTGACTCCTAAAGGTGTTCAACCTGGTATCGGTTTTGGTGCAGGATATAATTTCTGATTCATACGTTTAAAATTAAGTTAGTAAAAAAAGGGAGGCGGTCATCCGTGAGGACAACCGCTTTTTGATTTGTAACTTCTTGTGTAGGTTATAAATGTTATAATTAATAACTATCCTTCGCTCATATCAAACTCATATTCTATCCGGCTCTCTCCAGTAATAGGATTCCAGTATTCTTCCTTGACGTGCAACCATCGCCATTTGCCTTTTAGGAAAGCGGCGTAGTTCTGTACTGAGGTAACAACATAAACGTTTCCTTCTTTTGGTATTGCATCGTCGATGGTTTCTATGCTACCCATATAGCATAATATAATAGGTTCGTTGTGACTGCGATAAGAATCATTGGTCTGTATCTCATGCCATGCGGCATTGTGGGCGGCTTCCATTGCTCTGTGCATCTTATTGATGTAGAACTCTCGTAGTTCTTCACGTTTCTGCTCTCTTTCCTTATTCTCTTTGTAGAGCTGACGCAATAACATGATACCAATTACCATAACGACAATTAATACTGAGTACTGAAAAATCTCTAATATCATAATACTCCAAATTTAGATGTGTCATATATACCTTGTGGGGCTTCAAGCGCGAGACCTCTTGGGATAAGGTCACGGAAATCTAAATGGTATTCACAATTCTTATCTATCATAGAAACACTTGGACGATAAATATTATTGAAAATGTACTGGAACTCACGCGATTCTTTTGGTGTAATACTATTCAGTGGACGCAAGTATGGCTTAAAGTCACCGAGTCCGACATTATGAATATTGTAGTCGTACATGATTTCCAACTGAGGAATGTCAAGCATCGGGCCTGATTTGATACCTTTTAGTATTCCAACGTATTCTTTATCCCAATGCGTCGTTACAAGTCCTTTGAGTCCATACGGCAATCTTGCGCATAGGTCTTTTATCAACAGTTCTCGTTCTTCCTTTGTCATAATCTTATTATATTATAGTTGTTCAACGAAATCATCTATATTCTTAATCTCACTCTCAACCAGTTTATACATGAGGGCATTGAATGTTTCACTTTGGATAGATGCTTCTTTGACCTTATCGCCAAAATTAACTCTCACGATAACTTCTGCGCTATTAACGTAGGATTTGAGTAATTTGCCTACGTCAGCTAAAGTCCTACGTTTCTTCGAGAACCTTTCAGCCGTTTCAAGATTTTCTACTTTCATTCGTAAAACTCTCCAAAGATTTTCTTGATAAACTCCTTATTACGCTCATAGGTAGCTAAGATAATATCTTTGCCAATAGGATTCTCACGCTTCGCATCACGCTCAATACATTCTTCGATTGGAGTAGGGAATGGCTTAAACTCTATTGAGTAGGAGTATTCACGTTGTAGGTGATTAACTGTATTCACCAAATCCCAAATCAAATCATCAGAATACTCAGAAAGGTGCATTGCATCTGATACCACATCGTAGCCTTTCATCATAGACTGGAACATTGTTTGATATTCAATCTGTGTAACAAGATTCTCTCTTTCAGGAACCCAATACTTACCAAGCATATTACGAATATCATCACGGCAAACACGAACACGCGAAGTAGGCGATTCGTTAGCCCACACTTTAGCGAAGGTAGATTTTCCGCTACCTTGCAGTCCTTGTAGGACAATTACTTTTCTTTGTTTCGTTTCCATAATCTTTTGACTTTATTAATCCGTCTTTCTCAGCTAATTCAATAAACTTTTTAAGCGATTCGTTAGATTTCTTTGCGTAGTATTTTGCTTCCTTTATGAGACGTGTAACCTCGTTCATACCATCTGCAAATTGTTTCCACTTTTGATATTCTGGGTCTTTTTCTATTTTATGAACCAGAATACCGCACCAAATGAAGAAAACGATATTTACTATCAATACAAGGTAACAAAACATCTGATACTTATTTTAGTGGTTTAATTACGTCAATTCCACGAATACCATTATATCCAATCAGTTTTGAGTACGGATAGTTAATCACTTTCTCATACTCAGGATTCGGATCGAACACGATATTAAAATCAATATCACAAAGTACGCTATGACAATGCTCAATAGGATGCTCACTTGCATTAGTGTACTTTGGTGAGTACACAGAAGCCATAAACAAGCCATCTATGCCGTAATTAGGCTTGATAGCTGATAACGTCTTAGGCTTGTATGATGAAACGTCCTCATAAACGTTTATAGTTGGATTCTCCAAATATATAACGTTAGGGTTGTAAAGGTATTCGGCTGCATATTTGTAGCTGTGTTCCTTAAAGAACTCAATAGCCTTTATAAGCCAATCTTCGCCAAACTCGATGAAGTTAGGCACGTCCTCGTATTCGAGTCCGAGGATTGAGGCGATACAGCATTTGTAGCAATCGCCTCTTTGTGGGTCAACTATTCTTTGATATACTTTCTTCATAAATTCATTATAAAATCAGCAATTCTCTTACCTAAACCTTCGCAGGAAACACATCTTCCGTGAATGAAGTCATCGTAAACGGATTGTTTTCTCTGCTCTTCATTATACATATTAAGACAATACTCAACAGAAGTTCTTGGTAGCACTTTTATAACTACACCATTCCATTGCAAACAAATGGTCTGATTTAACTCTGTTGCCTCTTCGATTACTTTTGGAAGTACTTCTTTCAAATCTTCGTTTAATTCACCCCAATATATTATTCTTTTCTTCATATTATTTACTCCGTTTAATTTCTTGATATGCTTTTTCGTATTTATCTATCGTGTCTTGAACCATTGGAAAGTGAACGGAATTATGCAGTACCATATCTTTCACAAATTCATCTTTTAGCATTTTAGTAATGTTTGCTAAATTGCGTTCTTCCTCAGATAGCGCATTTATCTTTGTCTTAAATTCATGCAATATACGCTTTATGCTGTCATCGGAAACATTATGTTCCTTTGCAACTTTCACGAAACTATCAACCAATATTTTTAGGCTTTGTTTGCTACTCAAAGATACTTTATATTCCAGTTTCATACTATCTTTCCAGTTCTTTCCAATACTTCACGGCTTGGAAAGAAATCATCTTTCCTTTCACCGCATTTCGCCAAATTATATCTATGAAGCAGGCAAAAATCTTCACCGCCATAGTTCTCACAATTCTTACATATACGCTCTATCTTCATTTGTTGAATATCCGTTTAAGTTTTACCAAGTTCTTCATCCAGTACATTACTTACTGGCTTTTCCTTTTGGCTAAATTCGCAATCTTCATCGCAACCATCACAAAGGACTCTTCTGTCCTCGTCAGTGTAGTGGGCTTTGGCGTACATACATTTTATAGGACGAAAATACTCACAAGCATCTTCTTCCCATATTTTACGCTCAAAAGTATTTTTATTTTCATCGTCAATAATAAAGCCGTCTTTGTCACTTTTATAATTCTTGCCTTTTGTAAATGTACAGTTCTTATCGTGGTAGTCTTTGATGCACACATACCACTCCCCTTTTTTCACCTTAAAAGGTTTCTGTTTAAGTTCTTCTTTTGGGGAAATTAGGGGAAGTTTTGGGGAAATTTCCTCTAATTTAAGTAAATCATCAAGGTACGCCCAAATTCGATTAGGACTTACTTTGACAATATTAGACAAAATAATTCCAGTTCGACCATTAACAATTACAACATCAGAACCTTGCTTTGGTTGTTCTTTATTAGAATCATGCCACAATCTGCTTGTCTGTACCTTTTGCAAGGATTCAATGATAGAGAGAATTTCCATATCTTCGTCTATCAATGCCTGCAATCCCATAGCCAAATCATGATTGAATGATTTGACATTCTTTTGGAGGTTACGATGATTTTCAATAATCTCTTGTATTTTTGTTTTAATCTGCTCTATCATACGTTTTCTCTTTTTTTATAGTCATGGATCGTTTTGTCTATCATATCTTCAATCTTATATGGCTCACAATCTTGTTGAAGCCACTCATTATGAAGCCTACGCACAGCAATAAGTATTTCGCCAAGTTCTGCGTGTTGCCAACAATATTCGCAAACAGGAAAGAAACCACTACCACTATGTTCATCGTTACACTCTACCATTTCAATTGTATGGGATGGCTTACAACTCGGCCATGGTAGCCCACAAATGCCGCAAGTGCTATTTATCGGATGCCTTGCACGAAAGAAAGGTACGATAAAAGGCAGTCTTTTAATCTTTTGCCAAATCTTTTTCATATTGCTACTTCATCTTGTTTAATTTTCCTATTAGCTTTATATAATCTCTATTCGTCAATTAGTTTTGGATTGTCATAGATGTTACCTATTACCTCTCCATACCATAAATCGTTTTCGTTCTTGATGAATGGAAAATCGTCGAGGTTTGTAGTATAATCGAAGTATTTAGGGTCGGGGTTTACAACTCTGTAATCATCGGTCAGCCACTTAACATTATATTCATTTTCTTCTTTCAAACAGAATCCACCACCTACATAAACTACGACATCTACACATTCTTCTATGTATGATTCAGGTTCTTCGTAAGGGTCTGAATGGCTGCTTGTTAGTTTGTAGAATTTAACGACATCACCTTCAAAGATACGCTTACCATTCTTATCTACGCATCCAGTGAATTCGCCAATAGTATTGATGTCTATTGGTTCTTTGTGGCTGATGTCAATATGAATATGAGGAATTGGTGTCTTGACGTGCAGTTCACCTTCAATCCATTCTCCATCTACACATTTACTGCCTAAGACCAACTTTGTCTTAGGGTGCAATACCTTTGCTCTGAAAATAATCTCTCTCATATCATTTATATTCTTTAATTTTGAAATGTTCGTATTTGATAAGTTTTCTATTCCTGAGTAATATCACAGCATGAGCCAGTACACTAATAGGAATATTATAGCGTTCAAAGAATATGTGTGCATAAACCTCGTTTCCTTCGCTTACTGCTTTCAGAATCTTTGAGCATAATTTATGAATCGGTATCATCTTGTTCTTTTTCAATAGTGTATGTTCTCTTGAATATCAATCCTTTGTCGCCACCTGCAAGCATATCGCAAAGTGGCTCCTTAAATTTATTGCAGAATTCATCTAAGTCACACTTGTTGCAACTTTCGATTTTGGGTTTAACCAGTTCAAAAACTACACCATCGAGTATGATAGCATTAATTTTCAGAATCTTCGTCTTTGGTCTTTCCTTATCCATTTCTCTTGCTTTTAAATCTCTCGTATTCTCTGATATACCTTTTGGCTTGGACTTTCTCGCGACCTCCACGATTCCAGTACCAATCTCTCCAGTATTCCTTAGTGCCGTGCTTCAATGAGTTCTGGGTTGTCATAGATGTTGCCTAATAGTTGTGGGTCAGCAATGTCGTTGCCTACATAGATACCATCTTCACAGCGAACGTGGTAATGTCCGTATTCCTGGTTCCATTCGATAACGCCTACATGATGACGCATTTTCTTTCGCTCTCTTGATGTGAAAGCCCAATCATCGAATCCGATAATATCACCCTCGTAAAGTTCAGCGCAATTTCTTGGATGCCAAACCTTCTGTCCTATGGTATCTTCTACTATATCCGTTTCTATTCCAGTTGCGGGGTCGTAGATAGTCCATTTCTCTGTATGGGGATTGCGGGCATAGTGGCGAAGGTCGCCGTAAACCCAACCTTCGCCTCTACACTCGCTAATTGCTCTGAACTTTATTTCTCTCATACTACAAGTTCTTTGTTAATTCCACAATGATTCATAAAATGTTGCAACTGATGAATAAAGCATACCATTATAGATTCGTCAGGCAAATTCATTTCACAGCAATGGTAATTAACGATATACATTCCATCGTTAAACGCATGGATGCTGAAATCAAAGTAGTCATCATAAATTCCGTAAAATGTCTTTTTCTCAAAGTTCTTTTTGAGGAAACTTTCAGTGATAGGTACTGGCTCAACCAGTTCATCCCAACAAGGGTGCTGCACGTTGCCGTTATAGTCTTGTATGCTAATATTGGTTGGTGCTTCCTTGTAGTTGCGGTTGGCAATGTTTATCACTTTCGCAAGGCGACATTCGTAAGTTACTATGTCACCTATCATAACTTCTGTTGCTTTCATAATACTATCTCTTTTTCAATATCGAATAACCTGAGTATGTGTTGCAGTTCGTGAACCGATTCGATTCCTTTGCACAAGTCGAAATCAGCTCCTTCGATTTGCAACATAATAGAAGACGAAACTAACATTTCAGGAACACCAATATTGAAGATAGCCTTAATCGTGCAAGAGTTGTCCTTATACACGAAAATCGTATCTTCAACATCAATCGCCTTGAATCCGTTCTTAATAAGGTGCAATCGGCTTAATGCTATCGGTTCTAAGTCTTCACTGAACACTTCTTTTGATGTGAAGCCAAATTTTGCACCTCCGTTTATGAATACATGGAAATATGCACCATCATCTTCTTGGTGGTACATCAAAGACCTTATTATGCAAGGTGCGCCAGCGTATCTATCTGGTTCTGTGATACGCACCAAATCACCAATCATTAATTCCGTTGCTTTCATACCTTATTCCATATTTCTTTTATAACTATACTGAGCTGTGAAGCAGAGCCAACCGCAAAGGATTCTGTCTTGCATTACATCGAAGAATGGCATGACGTGAAACTCCCAACCATTGCACATTATTGTGAAGTGGAGGCTGAGATGCTTGCCAATATATAAGTCAGTCTTCATTACTTTGGGTTTTGTTCAATAAAGTCGAGTAACACACCAATAATCTGATTGTACGAGAGTTTTTCTTCTTTCGAGAGAGTACCAACGAACTCACCGAACTTGAAGAGTATCTTATCTTTTGTTTCTGGTTTCATATCGTCTTGTATAAAGTTCCTTAGCCATGAATTCGGGTCGTGATTATCCGTCGAGAGGATTAAATGATTTTCAATTCTTTCATTGAATGGTTTCATCATTTCTTCTAACTCTTTCTTCTGTGCGTCTGAGAGGAAGAATTTGTGTCTTAGTGGCTTTAAGTCGCCATTCTGACGAACAGGAAATGGAGAATAGCAAGACACGACATCAGCAGAAACGTAAGTCTTTGGAAAGGCAAACGCTTCATCGAACGCTTTCTGATGATGCTTTGCATACTCTTCATCAATCCTATCAAATTCTTCCTTAGAAATCATAATCTTTTTATTTCGTCCAATCTGTTTTCAACGAATGTTTTGAGGTATTTCAGTTGGGCTTTGAGTCCGTTTCTGATAGAAAATTCAATCTCTTCTTTGATTTGATTGAAAGCCCACTCAGCACCACAAACAAAACTAAAAGAAGAACGACCACCGCCCTTGTTTTCATGTTCGGTTGCAGCGTCTTTGACTATATGAGATTTACGTCGATTCAACTCACGAATTACAGATTCATCACATTCCTGGACATCCACATTCGATTCGCCCTTAATCTCCATAAGTTGATTATACAAGTCTTCTGATATTTCATTCAAACTCGTAATAACTGGATTTGATTCCGTTTCCATTCCTTTTACTCTTTCCATTTCAAACTTCAACATTTCTCTTAGTTTGCAGATAGGAAGGTCTTTAAGGATTATCAATGTATCTCCTTTTGACTTTGAACCATCAGGGAATGGCATTTCAAACGCAATATGAACGTAATGCTTCATAGATAGTCGCTTTCAAAGATATTGTAGTCACTGCCAACACAAATAGGCTGCAAGCCCAAGCTCAGATAATTGTCCGTGAACTTTCTGATACTTTCCTTCCAGTACACCTTGGCGCAATTTTGGTCGTTCCATATCAGTTTATTCACGTTCTCAATGAACTTTATGCAGTCATCGACTTCATAATAGCCTTTGCCGCATTTTGACATCAAGCCAATCTTATAGAGGTCACAATAGCCCAACGTCTCACGGATCATAGCGAGAGACTTATTGAACTGTATGATAGGCTCAATGGAGGCGAATGTCTTGATACCCATATCGTGAATCAGGTGCATTGCCGCTTGGCGGTCAATATTTGTTGAAGCGTTTGGCTCCATATCATCACGACCAGTAAGTGAAAAGCCTACGCAAAGCAAGCCAGTCTCTTTGCCAGTATCAAGAATGGATTCCACATATTCCTGCTCATATACCCAATCAGCCATCTTCGTTAGGATAGTGACTGGCACACCTTCGTTCATGGCAATAACAGCACAACGTTTTGTTGCCTCAATGGTGTCGGGTAGGCAGGGGTCAGTAATGAAGCAGAAGAATATGCCTCCGTCCGCAATAAGTTGCTCACGATTCCTAACCAGTTCGCGCTCAAACTTCTGTACTGCGTCATCGACATTATAGAAGCAAGTGCGCAACTCTGGCTTACCAGAGCCTAACGTGCCTTTACCGATTCCTTTGTCAAGGAAGCAGTATCGGCACTGGTTGGGGCATCTGCGATATATGCTTACAGAGTGCTTCGCATATTCTCCTGCCGCTTTCTTTGGTGACTTGATGACTAATCCCATAATTACCAGTGTAACACTTCCAATATTTTCTTCGATAACTGCATACGACCCATAATAAAATCACGGATTCCATTAGGATTGTATTCTTTATGTCGAGAGCAAAAGAGTTTCCAACTTGCTTCGATTTGCCTCAGAGTATTCAAGAATGTCATATTTGAACATTTCTCAGGATTCGGCAAACGCTTTAAACACGTCTGCAACAATTCTTTCGAGGATTCGGTTGTTACACCTTTCTCCTTGTATATTTGTTCTAATTCATCGTCCAAAAACATAGTCAATTCCTTTTAATTTCATTATCCAAACAATGTTTCTTCCATACCTTATATACCTCACCACGTAACAAACCTGAATCTCTTTGGCTACCAATGCCATGACTTTTCAGATAGTCCGTCATATAGTCTTTGATACGTCCTTTAGTCTGAGAGTCTTTTATGTCATTAGGCATGGCATCGAAAATCTTCTTTGCCTCTTTCTCGAAATCTATTGAAGCGATTGCATAGTCTATTTTCTTTATGCGGTTTACCTTCAACGACCTCTGATAGGAGTCAATGAGATTCTGAGTCTTATTCTCGTATTCCTTGCTGGGTTCCATGTGAGTAATATGCCATCCGCAACAAGAGGGGCAGTAGTACGACCTAAGAGTGCCAGTATGCACAATATCATCACCATTCCATTTGATGAAGTCATTAGCCTTACGCTCTGTCTCGAAGAGCATTTTCGACCTGCCACAATCAGGACACATCACCAAGTTTCTCTTATTTGGTTTCATATTACTTATGGAATCCTTTAAAGAAGTTGAAAATATCCGTATCTGATGCAGAGGGATGGGGAAT